CAAGTCAATTAGATATAGGTACTGCATCATATTTTAGTGGATACCTCGTATGTTAGGCGAAATAACCTATCCGAAATAAGATAATACAAAGGACATAACAATGGATATTAAAAAAAGAACACTAACTGCTACAGAAGAATCGGTATTAAAAAACGATTTAATAGATGTAGAAGTTTGGGTAAATAGTGCAATAGATGGCAAAGTTGCTAATTGCAAAAAACGAATGATTGATGAGTGGTTGCCGAAGCTATATGCCGATGAATCTGTGACTCAAATTCCAGCCAATGAAGATGATATGATTGCTATGGTGGTAGCAAGAAATGATTATCTTGATAGGTCAGAAAAGCAAAATGGACATCCAAGTGGTGAACCAGCAGATAGTTGGACAGAAGCACACCTACAAGCATATTGCAGTAAGCATAGCGTAGCATGGACAGATGAACACACCAAAGAACAATTATTAACCAAAGCAAAAGCAAAGTATGAGGAATTAAATGGCTAATTGGGAAAGATATGCAGATGATAAAGCAAAGTCATTAGGTGGCTTTGAAAAGAAAGAAGAAATCATAAAAGAAGCTGTTGCTGAAGAAAAAGATGAATTTGATGTGGTGATTGTGAAGGCTGAACCAGCAGAGAAAAAAGAATATATTGTTTACAAAAAGAAACAATGGGATTCATCTACAGGCGAAGCATTAGCAGATAGTGAAGTTGAATATTCTTTGGAACAGTTAGAAGCAGAAAAAGCTGGATATGATAAGGCTATGGCAGATGCAAAGGCAAAGTCAGATGCTATGGTAGATGTGATTGCAGATTTCAAAAAACTTTAATTAAGAAAACAAGGAGTTACTAATGGCAAAAAAAGAAAAAGAAATGCCTAAAGAAAACGTAATTACTCTTTTTGATAAGGAGTATAAAGAATCAGAACTATCTGATGAGCAAAAAGTAATGATTAACCATGTTGCAGATTTAGAAAGAAAGATACAATCTTCTGAATTTAATCTTCAACAATTAAGGTTTGGTAAACAGGCTTTTGTAGATGCGTTACAGGCTAGCGTGGACAAGCAAAGTGAAAAATCAGATCAAGAAACTAAGTAACGGAGATTTTATCGTACTCTATGAAAACACTAATACGTCTTACGATATTCCTGTTGTTTACAGGGTGCGGAAGCCAAGGTTGGGTGGTAGCAAATATACCACTCGACTCGGAAGATACCGATACGAATACGGTCTTCACGGAGATAATTGATGCTGATTCTGTGGTTCATTGGTTTCATGGTCGTATCAGCGATCATGGTAATTGGTGTTATAAGCATCAAAGACTGGAAGAGATAGAGGTACAGTGAGTGCAAAGCCAGATACCGCTAGAAGTTATAGGACTGCTATTCTTGATGATAATGCCATTGTTAGCATTAACCTTAAATGGTTGGGTCAGATTGCAGTCCTTATCGGTATGTTGGTCTATGGCTATTGGCAAATTGAAACTAGGATTGCAAAGCTTGAAGATAATGTTATTATTGCAAATGAACAGATTGGGGATTTGCTTAGTAAACACATCATGGAAGAAAGGGCTGAGCGAGAAGAGTTGGCAGAGAAAGTAGCTTTCTATGAAAAAGAATTTAATATCAATCCACTAAGCTGGGGTAAGCGTAAAAAGAAATGAGTGAGTTGCAAGAGTCAGTAATTAGAGAAAGGGCTCTTGTAATGCTTGCAAGAAATCAAGGTAATAAGCAAATTACCAAAAGAATAATTAAACAATTTTTAAAATGCATTAGGGAGTAACAATGGACTTTTTGGCCATCTACGGTGAAGCGGGAATGATAGGAGTGGTCGGTGCTATGTTCGTATATTTGGTCATATCATTGTCAAATAAAAGTGCAAGACAACAAGAGCAGTTAGAGAATTTAAAGATTGAAAATAAAGGCCAGTCAGAAACATTGCAAAATATGGAAGGCATGATTATAAAACTCATTAACAGGTGGAACCAATCAGATGATAAACTAGATCGCAAGTTTGATGCTCTAACAAAAGAGATAAATGACTTAGATAATCAAGTTTCTAGAATAGATGGTTCTCTTAGCAGGATAAATGGTAAACACTAATGGATAGCTTAAAAGTAACTGGGCTGAGTACAAGCTTAGGAGTTGTATACTGGACAGATTTATTGTCTGGTGTTTTAATGTGTATAATGTTTGCAGTGCAAATTTATTATTTGTATTTAAAAACCAAGAAAATAAAGGAAGATTAAATGGATATTAAGTCAATGTTAGTAAAGCTTGCTGAGGAGCAGGCAGACAAGATGCAGGAAGAAGCACTAAAGCATTTAGCATCGGATGAGTTCACAAAAAATTTAGCTACAAAAATTAACGAAAAGGTAAATATACCTTGGATCAACGAAGAAAAAGAGCAGGAGCTTTTTGAGAAGTTGGTTGATGTAATGACAGATATGCTAGAAGGTGTATTTAAAGGTAAGTAATGCCTAAACAGATATACAAGATAAATGATTGGTCTGGTGGTATAAATAACCGTAAAGACCCTAGAGACTTGCCAGATAGGCAATACTCATTTATTAAAAACATGTCTATTGATGCATTAGGAAAAATAAAAACTGCTGGTGGCTTATACAATCACATTGAAGACTCCGATGGTTCCACAAACTTAACTCAATATATTCCGTCTTTAAACAATACAGTTTTAGGTGGTTTTGGCTTATTTTACTTTGAATCAGATCATAGTAAAGATGCAGATCAAACTATTACAGAAACTGTAAGTGGCACAACCTTAACTGTTGGTACAAGTGACGGTAACATAGCTTTTGTTCAGGTGGCTACAAACCCAGATGGTAACACCCAAGCACCGGAGCAAGGAAGTGGTTTATAGATGCCAATACCTTCAACTTCATATTTAAAGCTAGTAGGCGGTGTAACCTCTACCATAAGCACTATATTTACCAATAGTCTAATTAAGGTTGGTGATTTAGTAAAGATTACAGGTACAGAAGAAAACAATGGTATTTTTTTAGTTGCTCAGGTTGTAGACAACTTAAATAGTGGTTCTGGTTTAGGTAGTACATTTACAGACAATACGAGGTCTACTGCATTACCTACCCCAACAACAACAATTATAATGGATGGGGCTAATACGAACATAACTGCTGGCATGTCTGTAAGTGGAACAGGCATAAAAGCCGGAACATTTATTTCTTCGGTAACTCAAACAAGTGACCCCGCTACTTTTGAAATATCCTCAGACACATTAACGAATATTTCTGGGGGAACAACCTTAACCTTTGGCGATAGAGATATATATTACGTATTAAAAGGAACCGGAATTACAAATGAAGACGACACCGCTGTTAATCCTACTATACGAGTCATTCGATCTACTGGTGATAAAATGTGTGCATTGGGAAATAGCGGAGAAAATGCAAATCCAGCCGGTGTAGATGTTTGGTCTAATAATGCTACTACAGATTACACATCTAGAAATAGCGGCTGGACGAGTCGTAAAGTAAATCCAACACTAGCAGGTTCAAATGGTGCTAAATATATTTATCATTTTGTAGATGAGGTTCTTCGTGTATGCGATACAGAGACTACTAATACAAGTATTATAAAATGGTTTGGATACATACAAAGAAATCAATTCAATCACAACTTAGGCTTAACCTTTGCAGAGTGGCAAGAGCACTCTAGCGTTTTAAGATCACCAGAAACAAACAGTGCTAACCTTACAATAGCTTTTGGTCATACAACCCATGCGGCTGACACAGCAGGTGCATACTTTCTTGAGGCTAGTAATAAATCAAGAGGAGTGGCTAGAAAGCTAAGAAATGCAAGTGACACTGCTTTATTATTAGATGGCTCTGTGAACGCAACTTCTAACTCTTTTGTGTTTGACGATGGAACTAATGATGTCTTAGATCAAAATTTTGCTGGTGAATTGGTAACGATTAACACGGATTACGATGCTAGACCAACGGAAATATTATTTTGTACAAAGCCTGCGGCTGGTTTAGCGGCTAATGTTCAATACGAAAGAAATTATGGTGGTGTAGGGTCAGACAGCTACTCAGATAACGAAACTCCTATATTAAGAAGAGGAGTAGGTTTTAATATTGGTGTTAGTGATGGTACAGCAGATGGTGACTGGGAAGGGTTGACATACGAATTTTATCAAAGTTTTTTATATGATGGAAACCAAGAGTCTGTGCCTGTTAGAATGGGGAACGGTGCGGCTACTATAGCGGCATTTACTCATTCACAAACAGCAGGTAAGTCTATGAGAGTTTCTGTTTATGCTGACGTTGCATATCCCGGTAGAATATCTGGTGGAAGAATATACATTAGAGAAGCTAATACAGATAATGAGTTAGCTTTACTTGCAGATATAGATATTGTAAAGGGTGTACGAACCACTATAGATGGAGATCATGTAGCTTGGACAGAAAATGCTACTGCTGTTGATAAGGGTTTTTGTGTGGTTGCAGATGCCACAGGAAATGCAAGTAAGCCAAACTTAGATACATACACAACAATAAATGGATTTTCACCAGACGTAAAATATGTATCATTAG